CCATACGAATTGTAGAATTATTTGAAAGTTCAATAACTTTATCTTTTGCATTGTCTCTTATTACCTCTAAATCAAAATGTTTAATTAATTGCCTTTGCAAATCAAATGAGATTTGCGATAGTGAATAGTTTGGTGACATCAATAATATATGAGAGTTTGGTACTAGAGATACCAACTGTCCAAGTATATTTGCGATGTAAGTTTTGCCTTGTCTTCGTGAAACTGCGGCACAAATAAAACGATATTTAGGATTGTTCAATCCATTAATAATACCTTTTTGTGAAGAATTAGGTTCGATACCTAGTAGGTCTAGATAACCTTCGATTGGAAGTTTAATGAATCGTGATTCATCAAATTCCATTAGTGAGTCGGACAAGATGTCCTTTCTTGAAATGTCTATCATTAGTGTATTGTTACGTTTTCAAATAGTTCAGTATCAGGTTCTTTTAAAAATTCTCTATCTTCACATAATCCATGTAAGTATATGAAGCCTGCGCATAAATCCTGCAGTTCTTGCTCTCTATTGCTAAGTTCTTTTTTCTCAGTTAGATAAACTAAAATTTTTTCACTCTTTTCACAAAGTGTTTCAATCCATATATCTCTAGTATTCTTTTGAAATTTCATTAACTTCTCCTTTTAATTCCACGAACAAATTTCTGTGACTTAGGAGGCATCTTTTTGGAACCTCCTTTTCCTGCCCATAAAAATTTATTCGCCCAGTATGCTGGTGAAGATTTTCCTCTAGCAATATTTTTTGCGTGTCTTGCTTTGAAACTTCTTCTGGCTTCAGGACTATAATTATGTCCCATGCCTTGTGCACCAAAGCGGATTATTTTAACTTTACCTCCAACTCTTGTAGCAACGATTGCTTTCTTTGTTCGATGCTTTGGAGTCATCTTTGGTTTGTTTAATCGAGTAAGACCTGCTCTTCGTAGTCTTGCTCTTTCCGCTTTTGATAGTGCCATTATTCTTCCTGTTCGGATAGTCCGCCTGCTAAGTAGTCTGCTCCTGATGCAATTTCATACTCAGCGATTGCTATTTTATCTGTCCACCAGGTAGGTAGTGAAGTTTCTCCTTCTGGTAAATTATCAAGTATCATTTGACACTTTCTCATAATGTTTTCACATTTTCTTCTTGCAGATTGAACATCAGTATGTCCATCTTTTTCTATTACAAAAAGTTTACCGTCTTTAATGAAACCCCTCACTATCTTCTCCTTCTTCTTCCTGGAAATTTTGCTCTTGGTGGATTTGCTGTTTTACCAAATCTTGGTCCGATTGCTTTTGGTCTTGAACCATATCTAAATGCTTCAACACTGTTTGGATTTTTTGTATTTACTAAAGCTCCTGCAGCTGCATTCATATCTCGTGTAACTCCTCTTTGAAGAGTATGTTTACGAATTTTTTGTGTATTATGAACACCTGTAGGTCCGCTTAGAAAACCGCCTGTTCTAGCCATTTTTCTTCCTTTTTACTGCTCTCACATATGCTTGGTGAGTGCTACCTGGCATAAATCTCTTCTCGGAACCTCTTCCATGTGAGTGTATGCCTCTTAATCCCAACGCTCTTGCTCTTTTACGCGCTTGAGCCATTGTTCTATAAACATCTTTATTTGCTCTAAAGACTTTGTGTTTTGCTTTGTTATGTGCTGCCATTTCTATTTCTGGGTGTATAGTATTGTGGTGTGCTTCTAGTGCAAAACCACAGATTAATAATAAAAATAATTTTCTCATTTTCTTTTTCTTTTACCAAGTCTAATTCTTTGGTCAATTAATTTTTTAGGTACTCTTTTTCCTTCTTTGTAAAGTTGAGCAATCTTTTTTATAACTCTTGCAAGTGTAGCACTTCCCATATCATACTTTCTAGGTACACCATGTTTGCTATAAGCAACTTGTCTTCTACTACCTTTTCTTTTTCGTGCCACGTCTTTTCCTTGTTGTCTTCTTTCTTTTGATGTCATTATCTTGTGAATGTCCACCTCTGATAAAAGAATTTACTCTTCCAAAAGCCCACTGACTCATAGACACTCCTGGTCTAGAACCTGAACTTAAGAAAGCTCCTTGTCCTCGTCTATACACTCTTGCAAGCTGGCCATAAGTAAATCTACTATTTTTTGCTTTTCTTTTGAGTGTTGCTTGTACACTTGCGCTAAGTGATCTTCTTTTAACGCCTGTTCTTCTTTTTCTTTTTACGGCCATTTGGCATGAAGCCTCCAAACTCTATCGCATTTAATAATCTTAACATACGACCTGCACTAGCTTTACTCTTTGCTTTTGCTTTTTTTGTTAATTTTTTACCGTTTCTTTTGTAAACTGTTGATCCTCTTACTACGTATGGCATTATATGTTCCTTATGCAGGGTTCTCAAGCAATATAATATCAAATGAAGATGATATAATCGAACTTGTATCTCCAGATGCTACTACTTCAATATCAGTTTTTTCTGGAAACCTGAGTGGAATTGAATAATTTTGATGATGATTTCCACCCACTAAATCTACAATATCTTTTGTTCTAAATGGCCCGTCGCCATTAAGTTCTCTTGATTTTAAAAGCACAGTTGCTTTATTATTCGCTGGAGCCACCCCAATATTCCAAGTTATAAGATACCCAGTTTTTCCAGCAGGAATTGTATAAAGAGCAAGCTGTGTTTGACCTAAACCAAATGTTGTTCCAGTTCCAACAGTTCCAATATCTGCAAGAACTGTTCCACCACCGCCTGAAGCAGTAGAAATTAAAATATTCCCTTCGTTTGTATTGGTAACCCCAGCAGTAGCAACGAAGGCACGATAAACTCTTAAAAACTCTAAAGTTGTCGCCGCTCCACCTACAGTAACTGTTTCTTCTATTTCATTAAAGTTGTTATCTAATCCCAGAATCGTTATGGTTCGCGCACCGTCTCCAGCTGCTGAATCTTCTGGGTTTGCACTATACGCATATAGAGTACTTGCTGCTCCAACAGCAAGGTATTGATATTTACCGCCATACATCCAAATTGTTTCTGGTGCGTTTCCTATGTTTGGATTTCTACCAAATTTATGAATATGAGAAGTATCTCCTACTTCTCCTCTTGCTATATTCAAAAAATTGTCTGTGTTAAAACTATTTCTTCTCATTTCTTTTTCCTCAATCAATTGATTGAGGAGTCACATTTCTTAGCGTCATCAATCGAGCTCGATCTTGCTGTATAATTACAGGCACTGGTGTGGAATTATTTCCACCCTTGGTAAAGGTTGGGTGAGACCATAAATATTCACATTTGTCTTGACATTTATTTAAAAATGCCACGTACTCATCAATCGCATCAAGCGTAAGGTCATCACCCAGTAGATATACGATCACCTCCCAAGGTAATATTTCAAAGTTTTGTTCGTTTAATATCAAAAAGTCTTCATTGAAGTCTGTAATTTTAGTTGTGCCATCAAGATAACTTTGATAACTCCAAGGGCACACCTTTTTTATACTGTTAAAGTATTGTAGCCAATTAACCTCGACTTCGTTTTTTCTTCCCACGTTTCTTTTTCTTTCCGTGCATGCCTTTTTGCTTAGCTAAAATAGCATCTCTTAATGCTTTAGGTAGCTTCATTTGTTTTTTCGTTAGCGCCATCTATTTTCTCCCATTGTCCTTTTGGACACTTTGCCGATGGTATAAGAACTTTAATCGGCATAAAGCACTTGCACACTTTGCAAGTCTTCCAAGTCTTGTTAAACTGAGAACAAGTTCTACAAATATCGTAGCGTGTCATTTTTATGAACGTTTACGTCTATTGTTTTTAATTCTCTTTTTAATTGCTGATGAGAGTTCAGTTTCTTTCTGAACTCTCTTAACAGCTTCTGTAAATGCTTTTTTTAAACTCATTTATTTATCTTTTGCTTTACCTACGTTTAATGCACACCAGTCCATAACCATGTACACTTTTTTCATCCAACCATCATCAACTGGGGTTGGTGTGATAGCTGCGATAAAGGACGCAATCATCACTATTGTTGGAACTACGGCAATCCATGCCTGTATCCATTGGAAAAAATCTAACATCAGCTCATCTCCTCAATATATAGCTTTGCCGCATTTTTAGTTGCGAACTTGTGTAAAACACCCTCAGGATTTCTTACACACCATCTACCTCTTTTTTCGACCATTGACCAGCCGTCTGGTAGACTAAACTCTTTTTTGACTTTTGGAGCCACTATGTCTTTTTTATCATAATCTTCTATCATAATTCTACCCATGTAATGTAACTAACGTTACAATTAAGCCTGCCATGAACAATATTATTGCTCCTGCACCTCCAATTAAAATTTGTTCTATTCTTCTTATGGAACCTTCTATATCATCAAATGTATTGAACGCAGTTTTCCACCGTTCAGCGCAGATGGCTTCATGTTTCTCTAAATCCATTTTTACTTGTTTTGCATCGTCTGACATAGTTTTAATCCTAAAATTTATACCTACAATTATACAAAAGTTTTGATGTTTTGTCAAGCATTATTTTTGTAAGGTGTAGATTTTGATTGGCTCGGACTTGCCTTTTACAATTATCTCGTCTAGGTATGTATACTCATAACCATCAACTAGACTATGTTCTGAAATGATAACATCTACATTATATTCCTTGCATTGGCTTTCTAGCCTTGCAGCAAGGTTGACGCTATCACCGAGCACGCTATAATCGAAACGACTACTTGATCCGAAATTGCCCACAACACAAAGTCCCGTATTAATACCAGCACCTGTGTTAATTTGGTCCAACCCTTCTTTATTAAGTTCTTCATTTAATTTCTCCAAAGAAATTCTCATCTCTATAATTGCTTTTGTCGCATTTTCCACTTGTTGTTCGTCATCTAAAGGTGCGCCCCAGAAAGCCATGATGCAATCACCCATATATTTATCGATTGTTCCTCCATGTTTAAGTATTATCTCAGTCTGATTGTCAAGAAAACGATTTATCAGGCTGGTAAGACCTTGAGGATCAGATTGGTATTTTTCCGAGATTGGGGTAAAACCTCGAATGTCAGAGAAAAGAAAAGTGAGTCGTTTTGTAACCCCACCCAAACTCAGTAACTTTGGATTCTCTTGTAATTTTTTTACCATGTCGGGAGATAGATACGTCCCAAATTGTTGCTTAATGCGAAGACGTAAAAAGTATTGTTCTGCGAAGTTATAAAAGGTCATCACAAGAAAAATGATCAGAAGACCAAGAGTCACAAAACTTACGTCAAGAAGTAGTCCTTGTGCAAACAAGGTCTTACTTGCATAAAATAATCCTCCAAGAATAAGTGCTAAAAATGGTATTGAAAAGAATACAAGTGATGATGTAAAGATAAGTACTATTCCTGCAACAAGTGTAGTAAGAAGTTCAGCTCCGAGAGCCCAGTCGGGGGTTGTTTTGGTTTCTCCATCTAGCATTGATGAAAGTGTCATTGCTTGTACTTCGTGAGGATATAGAAGTCCTGCAGGTGTAGGAATTTGTGTAGCTACACCTTCTGCAGTAACTCCTATTATTGCGATCATTCCTTCTTTATAATCTAGTGCTGAGACTTTATTAAATTTTCGATTCCAGTCTACATAAACATTTGATCTTGAGTCTGAAGGAACTGTATACGGTGGCACTCGAAGTGCTTGAATACCACTATCTCCTACCTTTAGTTGGTAACTTTTTGCGCCTTGTAGGATTCTTAAGATTTCTAAGCCGAAACTCGGGTAAAGTTTTGACTCTACGCTTAGGACCAAAGGCATTTTTCTTACTAAACCGTCCTCGTCTGGAATAGCGGTTAGTAGTCCTATTCCCTTTGTTGATGACTCCAGTATAGATGGAGTACGTAAAATTCCTGGGTACTTGTATAGCCATGGGTGTGGATCTCCTCCGATAGTGGCAGTACCTACATGAGGTCCGCCTCCTGTAGCTTTTGAAGAAGCTACGAATGGTAATATGGTATTTGTTGAACGAAGTGCTTTTGCTAGTTCTTCATCTTTACCATGCACATCTGCATCAGGAAAAAATACTGTAAGTCCTGATACTAATGATTTTTGTAGTAGGTTTGCATAAACATCTCGTGGCAGTGGATACCCACCAAAGGCTTCCACTGTTGCTTCGTCTATTTCTACGAGAGTTATTCGATTGTCTGATTTGACGGGGTCTGACATCATTAAGTAATCAAAATACTTAAGTGTCAAAAATTCTGTAGGTTTCTGTATTTGTAAAAACAATACACTACCTAGTAGTAAAAATCCTGTTAGCGTTTTCCACATACTTTTCTCACATCATAATATAAATCTATATTACTCCATACAACTGCTGTTGAAATTAAATTTGCTGCTATTAATGATCTATTTGGAACAATATTCTGTTGATCTATAAGAACAATTGGATAATATACCAATGTTTTTAATGCAAGCATTTGAGGTACTTTTGGCACTCTTGGTAAAAGAGGATTCCATTCATATACACAATCATATTTCATTGCTCTATAAGTGCTGTATATATCTAGTAATTGCATAGTATACAACCAAGACCACATTGATACATGTGCATCTTCTTCTGTTAAGTCATATCTTCCAAAGTGATATCTTGGACAATACCACAGTCTAGAAGACTGATTTCTTTTCCAGCAACCAGTAGTTACGAAACCAATTCTTTTATTGATTTCAATTTTTCTATTCTCAAGTCGTTTCTTTTCTAAGTACTCTTTACTATAAGGTACTTTGCTAATTTCAAGATATGCATTGCTATCCCGAAGACTGTCTGATTGTAATGGTAGAACCACTACCACTGCCAACCATAATATTAAAAGTTTTTCCTTCATCATCTATGTATATGTTATAACTTGTTCCAGAATCAAGTTCTAATCTTAGATAGTTATTTACTTGTCTAGTCATAGTAATCTTGTTTCCTTCAATCAAAGTTATTATGTTCGTATTTAAGTCTTGTCCAATACTTGTACCAGTAATATTCACTGCTGAAAAATCTACTGTTAATTGTTCTTGATCAAGCTCATTTAATTCTTCGATAATTGAGAGCAAGTCTTCAAAGAAATTTACATCTAGGTAGTCTATGTCTAATTCACTAAAATCAAGGTTTTCTTCATCATCTAATGCTAAAAAATCAACATCTAAATCCCCGAAATTGAGATAATCAATATCGAGAATATCAAAGTCAGAACTGTCACCTCGATTACTTCCTGTGTTTTCTCCGTCATTTCTTTCTTTTGGTGGACTGATAATAAGAAGATTATCAATCAAATCCAGACTTACGTCCAATATAGCAGGTGAAGTTGGTGCCTTCTCCCACATACTTGTAACAGTAGACTGGAAAGGTTTATTTAATACAACAGTTCCTGCAGCGGTAGCAACTAGTATCTCTCCCGAAGCGTCGCCAAACTCATCTGGTAAAAGTATAACTAGTGCTCTTCCTAGTTCGTCAACAGTAACTGTGAAGTCAGTACCACGAATTCCGATTTGAGAACTTGGAGTATCGATTTGAATATTTTCTTTATCTATGCTTCCTAATTCTCCACTAATAAAACGAAGTGTTCCACTTGCAAAGTTTAATGCCATCTTCGAGTTACTAGGATTCGCATCGTAGACAAACTCATCTATAATGAGTTGAGAGTGTTCTGTTAGTCTGACTTGACTCTCGTCTAAGAAAGTTATGGCAATTCGCCCATTTGCAGTACGAACATCGTCATAACTATTTATATCAAAGTCGAGGACTGCAGGTAAAGGCTCTTCTCGAACTACTTGACCTGCACCTCTTAATTCAGTAATGTCGCCTATACTATCAGCATGAAGTGGAAGTACCACCATCATTTTGAATAATACATATATTACTATTTGACGCATCACTTTCTATTTTTAACCAGTCTGCTGCTAATGTTGAAGATTGTGTAATACTTAAAGTATTGCTATCTCCATTTAAGTCTAAATAGAAATATCCTCCATCACTAGAGCTGACTCCATAACCTGATTTGGTTAAAGTCATTGTGTTTGAATCTCCAAAAATATCAACATACGCTGTATAGTATTCTGAATCAATATCCCATGTAAGATCATTACTATCTCCTAAAACTATTAAGTCCAGATCAGCATAATCTGCTGCTGATAATTCTGCTAAGTCTATATCGAATACATTTGATGAACCTGTAACATCTACATTAAAGTTTATGTAATCAGCTCCATTTAAGCCCGATGTATCCATTGAAAATTCAAATTCGTTGCTATCTCCATCAAATTCAAAGAAACCTGTAAAGTTAGCTCCATAAATTCCATCAGTAAGAAATTTATTAGAAGAACCTATTTGGTTAATATCAAGAGTCCAGCTTGCTCCATTAAATACAGCAGCTGTCATAGTTCCTGATATGGCATCTGTGCCACCAATTAAGTTACTTGATCCTAATTGTTCAATATCAATTGCAACATTATTTCCTGTTTGATCAATGTAGATTTCATTATCTGCCATCAAACCAAACGATAATAAGAGAAGTATAATTCTCATTTTATTCTCCCAAGTACAACCAGTACCCTTTTTCTCGGCCCTGTCGGATTAGCTCGACTACCGCAGTTTCCATTGCTGCTTGTATAGCAATGGACTTACTTTCGTTCATAGCGTTTCCACTTTCAAATTCAACTAATTTAGTCCCATCTGCGATAAATCTAAAGAAGTCATTTGATACACCAACCGAGAGTATCGTTTTAGAAGTAAGGATTTCTAATAGAATTTCACCTGTACTCACAGATACCATTCTTAAAGAAACCACTACCGTATCTTCACGATATTGCTTGGAGTTACCGATACCCAAATAACGAGCACCCATACCTCCTGATAACAAATTGGTATTATAATCTATAATACCGCCTTCAATAATTAAACCTGCAAAAAGTAAAGGCTCTTGCTTATTTTCATCATCAAAGCTTTGTCTTGTTTGTCTTATAATTTGTCTTTCTCTTGTAAGATTGTCTATTCCTTTTCTTTCTACAACCTTAAAGAATCTTGATTGTTTTAATGCACGAATTAAGTATGCATCTGGTGCCATTGTAACAGCAGTACTAAAACTTGCTATTCCATCAACACTCTTTCTTTGTCCTGTTAAATCTGCAAAAGAATATACAGCAACTACTGGGTATCTTTTAGGTAAAGGTACCAACTTTAGTTCTTCAGTAACTACATCATTTACAACTGCATCTTTAGAATAACACTGTGCTTTTCCAATAATTGTAACTACGTCTTTGTAGTCATCGTCTGGATTTGATAAACAAGGTGACACATATGTATAGTGTGTCCAACCTGCACAGCTAGTTAGAAGGAAAACCGAAGTCGCCAATAGGAACAGTAATCGTAGTTGTCTCACCAGTTGCCTCATTAAATATGGTCATTGTAATAGTTATACCATCTGATGTCCAAGTAATTAGGTTATCAAATAGTTGAAATGATCCACTCGTAGCAGGGTTTTCTCCAAACAACTGATCTACTAGTTGTCGAGATAACTGTGCATAAATTCTACTTTCAAAGTTTTTTATAAATCTTGCAAGAGTTGTATTTTCTTCTTCTCTTTTTAATGCATCTTGTAATGCTTTGATTTCAGCTTCAATTGCTTCTTTTCTTGTCATTTCTTGACTGTCAATAGTAAGATAGTGACTAGACGTACCTACGCCACTAAAAGACGGGCTTTTGAATTGAAATTTAATTTCATCGGCACTTACAGAATATGCTGTACCAACAATAACTAAACAAAGGGCATAAAAAGATAAAACTCCAAGTATATTATTTCTCTGTCTTATTTCTTCTTTCATTTTCTCTCATCTCTAAGACTGTATCAAGTTTTTTCTGCAGTCTTATCATATCTTGGTCTAACATTCTTATCTGATCGATAAGTTGTATAAGAACCATATGCATTTCATCTGTAGCTGGGCTTATCTTATCATTAATAGTGTTCCAAACCCAGAATACAAAGTATCCAAGACCCAGCATGGCAATCACAGGAAAGCCAAACTGTTGTATAGCATCAATCACGTCTTGCATCTATTGTTCCTTTTTCTACAAAATTTTCAGCACGAGCTATTCTATCTAAATCAGGTTTTAATCCTAAAGCTGCGCTTACTGTTGTGTCTATTCTTATCATGTCATTATTCATGGTCTTTACACGAGTAATTAACATATTTGTAAATCCTTTGAGTGTATTTATATCATCTACAATACCTGCAAAGATTTGTTGCATTATGAGAAATATGAAAAACCCCATTGCAAGTGCTCCTGCTATTGGTGCACCTACTTGTGCAATTAAGTCTAATATCTCTGTCATATTTGTATTGCTGTAATTCTGTCGTGGTCTACTTTATCTAAGTCAAAGTTTATGCTTACTCCGCAACCACATGCTGATTCTTCTTTTGGATTATTAAATTTAAAAATTTCATTCAATCCTTCCTTTACAAAATCAAGTGTCATTCCGAATATATAAGGTAACGATAATTTATCAATGAGTACTTTAAATTTTCCGTAGTCTAAAGCTATATCGTCACTGTCTTGTACATCAGTAGTAGTAAACACATAGCTAAAACCAGCGCAACCTCCGCCTGTGATCCCAAGCCGTATATAATCAAATCGTTCTTCTTTTTGCTTTTGCAAAATCTTTTGAATCGCCGCATCTGTTATCTCTAATACACTTTCCACATTTAGTTCCAATTAAATGATATTTATCTTTGTCCTTTGATTTTATATTGTTGCAAATGCAAACAATCAATCTATGTTACCCCCATCTGGGTAAGTAGCTAGGTCTTCTATATCTGGCATATTATCGCCATATAATTCTCTACACTGTTCTTCAAAGTCTGAATCCCAGTATTTATCTGATTTCTTTTTACTTTCATGAACTTGAGTAGCACCGTGTTTCGGAGTTACTTTTCTTCCAAAAATTCTGTCCCAATTTTCGTCAAATTTCTTTTTATCAACTGGTCTGTATTTGCTGCCTTTGCTCATAATCTTCTATTGCCTTTTGTATTGCATCTTCTGCGAGTACACTACAATGAATCTTTATTGGAGGTAACTGTAGTGCATTTGCGATATCTCTATCCTTTACCTCTCTTGCCTCTTGTAAAGTTTTTCCTATAAGTAGTTCAACGAGTTTGCTAGAAGATGCGATTGCACTTCCGCAACCATAAGTTTTAAACTTAACATCTTGAATTGTGTTATCTTCTACAAGTAGTTGTATTCTCATAACATCACCACAGGCGGGTGCTCCGACCATACCTGTGGCAACTCGGGAGTCAGATGGATCAAATCGACCAACTGAAAACTTTTTCGGATTCTTCAGAACATTATTAAAACGTTCTATGACTTCTTTACTATACGCCACTATTTACTATTGTTGAGAAGTTTTTTCATTAACTCCCCATAATTTCCTTGTCCAAATCCTTCGGCATTTATTTGTACGTTGTTTTGTGTTTTTATACTAGAAGCTTTTGCTTTTTCCATTTCTGCTTGGGCTTTCATTTCGTCCATACGAATTTTGTGTGCCATTTGTAGTAAGTCTACTAAATCTTTATTTGTAAAGACTTCAGATTCTTCTGCTTCTTTTAGTTTTTGTTCTATAACTTCGTCTAGTATGTTTCCTATTTTAAATCTATTGCGATAACCTGTATCTAAATACACAGCATCTATATACGCTTTTACTTCACGTTTTCCAAGCCAGTCCGATATTGTATTTTCATCTACAGCGAGGGCTGTTGCAGTTTCTTGAATGTTTCCGTACTCAAGATAAGCATTGGCAATCTCTAATCCTTCTGGACTCATTTTGGTTGCAATTTCATTTTTCATAATTGCATTATAACCGAAATTGAGATAAATGTCAAGAAAAATTTTTAGGAGCATCATTATGATGTGCTGTGTGCGTCTTTTTGCTTTTTGAAAATCCCCCAAAGTTGTACGTGTGGAGGCGCATTTTGCGACACAGAAAATCGAGTCTGTCAACCCCCTATCTGCAAAAAACTACTGTATATTTACTGTATATACTGTGACAATTGTGTGACAATTGTGACAACTTTGTGACAGAAATGCCCTTATGTGACA